TCTTCTAAAGGGTTTAGTTTATCAAAAAACATTTCTACACCCGCTGCAGAGTTAGTATCAAAACCTAAATCAATTAATTCAGCACCTAATGAAAAGGCACCTTCAACCACTTTGATACCACCGGATGCTATACCTGCAAGTCCAGAAGTATACCAAGATACTTCATTATTTTCTTCAGCTGGAAATAATGGTTCTAGTGCCATTTATAAGCCTATGGTTGTGGGTCATCCATTGACATACCAAAATCTGGCACGGATCTATCTTTTATTTCAGGTCCTGAAGCTGCAAAGTCTGGGAATTTAATTTCAGGAATTGTTTTAAATTCATCAAACACAACTTGTCCATTTTGAATAACTAAATATTTATAGTTGTCTTCATATGGATCGTAGAATACTTTGTTACTAAATCTGTTTTTTTGTTTTAGTATAAATTTTTCTTGTTCAGGATCTCTAACATCGATCTCCAATACTCCACCGTATTTAGTTCCACCGACTTCACTTCTTAAAGTATCAGCCATTGTTGTTTCAAATTCAGCTGCTCTTTCAGCTGCTTGTGGTGTTAATCCATCTGTTATATATTTTTCTAACATTGTATTATACAAAGCATCATTTTTATCATTTCTCATACCAGCAATTTCTAATTGAGTTGCTCTGTTTTTTTCATTCTCAACTGCTTTAAACTCTTGACCTGCTTTTCTTTCACTTTGTAAAAAATCTCTTTCACCCATCTTTTCACCCATTCTAAACTGAGCTGCTTGATAATCTTTAAAAGGACCTTGAGCAGACAAAGCTGCTGTTTGAAGTATATTACCTGACGGTGGTCTTGATAATAAATCTAATCCAATACCAGTTAAAAGACCAGCTGTTGACCCAGGAGCAAAGTTTCCCATTGCGTAAGGATTAGATCCTTGTTGGTATTGTTTTCTTGGTTGATCTAGTCCTGATGTAATACCAGTTCCTGTTGATCCACCTATTCTAAACATTGGTCTTGTTAAAGTTCTTTTCATAATTATACTGTTCCTGCATTCATATTATAGTTTACTTTTCCAGGATTTTTAATTCCACTATAGATACCTGCAAGTGTTGTACCAACACCTAACGCGGTTTGTAATGGTGTAGGGTTAGGTATGTTTGTTGTTTGTGTTTGACCAGGGTAACCACCCATGATTCCTGTTACTTGACCTGCAAATCTATCTAATTGTTCTTGTGGTAAGAACGCTGCTTGTCTTGCAGCTTCTCTTTGTGCATCAAGTCCTGCTTGTGTTTGCGCTTGGTTCAGTGCGCCCAACTGACCTAAACGTGATATATCTGTTCCTTGAAATTGTTGTTGAGCCTGTCCAAGTTGTGCTTGTTGACCAGCTAATCCAGATTGGAAAGCACCTAAACCTTGTGTTGCTCCAGCAATACCTTGTTGTGCTGTCCCTAAGTTAAATCTGTTTTGGATGTCTTGCTGTCTTGCAGCTTGAGCTTGTCCAAAACCTTGCTGTAAGAGACCGGCTTGTAATAAAGCTCGTTCTCTCGCTGCCCCTGTGCCAAACTCAGCGAGTTGCACTCCCGCTCGACCACTGCCGAGCGCACCCAATTTTGCTTGTTGATCTCTGATCTGTTGTTCTTGTATTTGTTTATTACGATCAAATTCTGCAAGTGAGGCATCAATTACTTGTGCTTGATATGGTGACATAAAATCTTGTACACCTTGTTGAAAAGATTGTGCTCCTGTTCCAACTCCACCAAAAGTCGATGCAGCAGTTCCTAATTGTCCAAGGGCCGTGGTTCCTAATCCAGCAGCAACTTGTGCTTGTGATGTTGCTTGATTTAAAAATGGTTGAAATGATCCTACACCTTGTTCAGCTTTTTGTTGAGCTAATGTTTGTAGTCTATCTTGGTCCGCTACCTGTGGTGCAATCCCTGATAAATTTTGTTGTCTTGTTGTAAATTCTCTAGCAGCTTGTTGTCTTGCTGCAAAGTCATCAGCAGATTCACCTGCTTGTTGTGAAATACCAGTAATACCAGTTGATACAACAGGTACACCTGATTGTGCAGTTACTTGTTTTGCTAAGTCTACTCCTAAATCTTGAACGAATTGTGCCGGTAAATTTTGTACAGTTTGAACAGCCATTATATTACTTCCTCTAATCTTTGTGATGTTTGAAACATTTCTCTAGCGCCTTCCAACCCTTGAGATTCTTCTGAAACTTCACCTCCGGATTCTAAGTTTTTCATCATGTTATACATCACTTCTGCGCCTTTGTCTACATCGCCTTCTCCGGCATTTCTTACAGCTTCTGCTGTAAAGACAAATTCATTTTTTGATAATCTCGCAGGTACATCATCCGCTTTTTCCATACGTCCTATTGGAACGAATCCACCTTCAGCTCTTAAATCCATTTCTTGACCATCCATATCTAATAGTGGCATAGTCTTTTTAGCAACCGGCTCATCCATAGATCCGCCTTCTGCTGCAAATCTTCTTGCTCTAACATCACCTTCAACATTACCTTGTGCTCTTGCTAGAATAGAGTTTCTTGCTTCTTCTATACTAAATCCAGTCTCGTCTGCTAATTTTTGTGCTTCATCTTCTTGTTCAGCTGTCAATAATCCTGCTACTGTTGATGCTGCTGTGATTAATCCTGTAGGACTTGTTAAGATTTTACCAAAAAAATTAGGAGAAAATTTTTTAATTACCGCATCTCCAGCTGTTTTTTCTGATACCATACTACCTAATCCAAACCTAGATGCTATATTTCCTAGACCTTGTTTTGTAAAAATATTTCCTAAACTAGATCCACTAAGAAATGTTGTTGGACTTGCAAAATTACTAAAAAAACTTGCACCTGAAGCAAGATTACCTAAACCACCAAGACCTGTATATAACAATGCAGCTTTACCTATCGGTGACTTAGCTATCTTCTTAACTGATTTTGTAACTTTCTTAACAAGTTTACCGAGACCATACATCTGTCTTGCTGAATCAAAATCCATTTCGCCACCTACAACATCACTATTCATGATACCACCTTCTGCTCTAAATCTTCTTGATATTTCAAAAGGTTCTTCTTCTGTTGTTCCTTGGTCCGTGTTGCCTGATTCCATATCAAATGTTGTATCTACAGGAATAAAATTATCATCATTATCATCATCATCATTATTTATGATAGTGTTACCAGCAGCATCTATATTACCTGCTAGTCTGTCTGACATATAATCTTTATAACCTTGTGCAGTTAAACCATATTTTTCTCTTGCTTTTCTTGTTCTTGGATCAGATATGTAAAAATTCTTGTTTACATCTAATGTAAATTGTCTAGGTTTTTGTGTAAAGTTAAGTCCCATACCAAAAACTCCAGGAATATTACTTTTTTGAACTGACAACGCTTCTAAAGTCTCTAATCCTTCTCTATTTCTTCCAGTTTCCAAATCACTGCCTGGACCTTTTTCAACAAGATCTTTAAACTGTTGTTGTTTAAATGCTGCTTGTCTTTCGTTTTGAATTCTTGATCTACCACTTCCATCTCCTCCAATAGATGATATATTATTACTAGAACCTGAATTAGAAGTATTTTTTGTTCCTGGAGATATATTATCTCCAGCAGCTAAACCAGCTGTAAAAAATCCAGTTCTTCCACCTTCTTTTAATAATTGTTTTGCTTGTTGTGCTCTTGTTATGGCCATTTTACTATTCTATTTTGTTTTTCCAAATAAATCAAGGCTTGGCATAATAACATTTACGTCTTGCGCCATGTCCTCATTCTTGTAACCTTTAGCTTCCCAGTCTTTTCTTTCCTTAAAAAGCTCTCCAGTTTCCTTGTGTCTATACGTTGTTTCTACTTTTGCTGGTTTTAATACTTCCATTATGTTGTTACCTCCCTTTTAATATTTAAATAGCTAATAGCCACATCAAACGAATCAGAGGTGCTTGATTGTACTGTAAAGCTATCTCCACCTTCAACCACTAAAGGTTGAGTTAATAATTCTGTTGTAACATTAGCAGTCAAAGCTGCTGATTTTATAGCTGTAATACTGTTGTTTGTAACAGTTACACTAGGTGTACCAGCAGATGTAACCAATATAGATTTGATAACATAAGTTTCACTAACTAAAGGATTACCAGATCCTAAAGGACTTAATGCACTTCCTGTTGTGTTATTATCTATACCTGCAAATTTATATTGATTAGCCATTAATTTACAAAAAAGTTAAACGCTTCAATCTCATCTTTTAATTCTTCTTGAAACGTTGAGTTTAGTTTTTCTACAATAGCATCAAGATCTCTTACTTGCGCTTCTGCTACTTGTATGTTGTATTCTAATTCAGGTCTAGTAATTACTTGTACAATTTTTGCCATTATCTTCTTCCGTCTGGTTGTACATCTAATCTAAAAGTACCTAGTTTCCAGCTTTGACTAACAGCTGTATTTTCTATTTTCATAGCCACGGCTCTTGCTCTTGCACGTGTGTCTACTTTTGTAGTAGATGAAGTAATGTCAAAAGGACCTAACGGTGAACCTGATTGTGAACTATTTGGATAATTTTTTAATTGTAATGTAATTCTAGTTGATCCTGTTTGACTTATAAAATCAGGTACAAATCTTCTTATCTTCATAAGAAATTCACCATCTCCTTTAAATGTTGCGACCCCTGTTTGCTGACCGGTAGACGATCTTGATTGTGTAATGTCATAATCTCCAGATGAAATATTTGCAGTGATTGCAGTTATTGTTCCATTTTTATTTTGATCAGTACCTATTTCGTGTTCATAATAAGTTGTTATACCTTCTGTATTTCCAATAATATCAAACGATGTATCTGTACCTGCATCATACTCTGTTGCATGCGGGTTTCCAAATATAGCTGAGTCTCTCCACATAGTTCTAGATAAAGTTCCGTTTGTCCATACAGGTCTTTGTGGTGATGAGTCAAAGTAATTATAAGAAACCATTCTGTTTACAACCGATGATGAAGACGTTGGATAAAACCATATTACTTCACCAAACAAATTATTTAATCCTGCAGAAATCATTTGATTTCCAGACTCTAAGTTTATGTCATCATAAACAAAATCTTCAACCAAACAAGGTAGTGATTCTAATCTACCAGCAAATCTAAAGAAACCGTTTTCTGACATCCAGTACGCGGCACCATCAACTTCAACACATGCGTTCTGTCCTACAAGTCCGCAGTTAGTTCCAACCTGTGCAAATGCAAAAGTAAAAGGTTGTCCAACAAAACGTTGTGTGAATAATGCTGTATCAGTCCAAACATAAATTGCATCTCTACCTCTTATAGCTCCCATGATCCGTGATCCGTCAGCCAATCTTTGTGTGTTAGCTGTATTGGTTGCATCAGGTATGTAAGTGTTAATATCTTCTTGGTCTGAAATTCTAATAAACATATCATCTTGTGTTAACGGGTCACCTAATGTTGTTTCTGTTCCGTAAAATACTAAGTGTCTATCAGGAGTAGATACAACCATGTGACGTGATGCTGTTGGAGCACCTGATATAACAGTCGCTCTTGTTGTCGTTGCGTTTGATAATGAAGAATCCCATTCGAAACACGCACTATTGTGTATTAAACAAATAGCTTTGTCTCCAAAATTATCTATAGACCACATACCAGGTTCAATGACTAAATCTCCTGATGCTGCTTCGCCCCACGCAACATAGTCAGTTGAGTTTGTAACTGTTGCACCGTCACTATGAGAAGCTGCTGTTGTTCCTGCTACACCTCTTGTACATCCTGTTAAAGTATTAGTGCTAACACCGGTATAAGATATTTCTTCAGAATCTATTATAATAAAATTAGTTCCTGAGTCCGGTAATTGTGAAGCGTCAGCTACTGTAATACTAGTGACCGAAGCATCGATTGCACCATTTAAAGTTGTTGTTAATGCTGATGTATCTTCTCCACCCCACGATCCTAACCCATAACCAAAACCTTTTCCCTGAACTGCAGGTCCAACGTGATAGTAATGCTGAACTCTAATACCACCAGATGTTGTTGCACCACTTCCTGTTTCATTAGAAGGCATTGTAATGGTTAAAGTTGTAGTTGATGGTACACTTGTTACCATAAATTTTTTGTCATCAAAATCAGATGCACTAAAATTTGAATTAGTTATAGTTGTAAAATTATCTAAAAGAAGAATGTCATTCTCTTGAACATTGTGTGCTGAAGGGTAAGATATAGTGACAGTTGGTGATCCGTTGGTAGTACTAAAAGCATTTGTAAGTGTAGTTGTTGATTTGATAGGATGTATGTCATAAAAAACACCACCTGAATAAGCATATAAAATAGAGTTAGTGCCTATAATAGCATACTTTCTACCTAGACTATTTACAAAATGATGAAGACCTCTTGCGGCTCCGGTTAAACTGTCTGTACCTAACTGCTTCCAACCACCTATTTTTTCAGGTGTTCCATATCTAAATCTAACATTATCGCAGTCTACCCACTGACCTTCAGCTGTAGTTTCTGAAATTTGTTTATTTATACCTGGTTGAAAGCCTATCTTTTGTAGCATATTAAATCCTTTGAAATATCTAATTTATACTATATATTAAATAAATAAAAATGAAAGAGTCAATATCTAGTCTTTTTAGAAAGCAAAAATGCAAATAGTTAAAGAAATTCAAAGTAAAGTTTATAAGGACTATTTTTTTATCAAAGGAAAAGTAGATATTGATTCAAAATATTTTATAGAAAAAATTAAAAAAGGTTGTTCTGATAAAGACGCGATAAATTATCAAACTAACATTTTAGGGGGTCATACAAGTTGGAAGTATTTTGTTGAAGATTTAAAATTTAATAAAGTCTTATTTAAACTTTTAGATTATCTCGATAATAATTTAAATTTACCTTCTTATCAACTAACCGAATGTTGGGGCTTTCAATGTCATTTAGGAAGTAAAACAAGAAATCACAATCATTCTCCAATGATAGTATCTGGTGTTATATATTTAAATGAACATCCTCAGATATTAGAATTTACAGATATTGATCAAACTGTTAAACCAGAAAAAGGATCTTTTGTTCTTTTTTCACCTTTTTTAAATCATGGATGTAACAGAAATCATTTAGATACTGTAAAATATGGTATCAGTTTTAATATGAGTTTATCTTGAATCAAATACAAAAAGTTACTGGTATTTTAACACCAAAAACGATTTATCGTTTGCAACTTTTATTGTCTAAATTAGATTGGCTTTTAGCTTCAGATAATACAGCTGAAGAACACGATAAATTAAACTTAAATTTAAAATTTTTAGGTTTAAGTAGAAATACTTTAGATAATCCTGATAGAGAGTTGTGGCATAGATTAAATGATTTTGGTTTAATTATAACAGAAAGTGTTTGTCAAAAAATTAATTTAAAATATAAAAACATTAATAGGTTTATGTGGAATTTGTATAAACCTAATGAAGAAGGTCAAATGCATACTGATTGTGTAAGTGATAATTGTTTTACTATACTTTATTCTCTTAATACTTCCGATGGATATTTAATTGTAGGAGATCAAAAAATATATGACAAACAAGACGAAGCAAAAATTTTTAAAAGTAATATTTTACATAAAGGCGTTGGGCCATCAAAAGACAAATATAGATTAAATTTAAATATTGTTTTATCGACATAAATCAAACATTGTATACCACTTTCAACATTATTCCAAAGGGCTCATTTGTTTGAGTTGAGGTAAGGTACCCAATATTTGTAGGAAAACAAAAAAATCTATTTTCTACCATATCGTACTGACCTGAGTTTGGTATTTCAATTTTGCCATTACAGGAATTCATACATAGTATACCTGTTATACTATGATCATTTAAATCTAAATTACTTTCTTCTTCTATTATTTGTATCTCTTCATATGGAAAATTTAATATAACATCAGAATAAATTATTTGTTTAGCATTTGTTTTTAAAAGTAATTCACTTAAAATTTTTGTAAAAAACATACTTTTTTCTTTTTTGCCATCTTTATCTTTTAATAACGGATGAACAAGTTTTTTATCATTGTTAGTTAAAAACCAAGGAAAATTTTGTGAAAAAATTATTTTATGTGACTCCCAAAATTTATCGTTATCTATAAAATTATTTGTTATCTTTATCATCAATAACTTTCTTTTTATCAATTTTAATTGACCCTTCTGTACATAAATCTTTTACTTCATCAGTAAAATTTTGATTAAAATCAATAACTATTTTCATTAAAACATTACCAAAATGTCTAAGCGCTTCTGGTGTAAAATGAATTTGTTTTTTTGTTTTTATAATATCAATCTCTTTATCGTTAAAATTAAGAGTACATGACCCATCTTTTTTTTGTTTAAAGTCCATTTATCTTCTTACTCCTGGAGTTCCCCAATATATTCTTTTGTCCATATAATAATCTTTAAATTCACCATCTGCAACAACATAATGTAAAAAAAATTGTGCACACCAATCTCCTAAAAATTCTTCTCTCCAATGAGGACATTCTCTCCCTAAATAAATTACAGCATCGCCTTTCTCAAGATTAATTTCATGTCCATCAATAAATATTGGCCATTTAGTACCATCATTACCAACGCTAACAGAAACACTTATTTCACAAGAAGGTCTATCTATATGTTTTTTTAAATCAGAATATTTTGTATACATTCTCCAAAAAGAATAAGTAGGTAAAAGTTTTTTACTAATTTTTTTTTCAATTAATTTTTTTTTCTTTAAAAGAAATGATTCCGTTAATTTATCTCCGTAAAAAGAAGTATCTGAATTAGAACAATTTATTTGAGTACCCCATCTATCTAAATTTGTCCTATGAGACATTTCAAAATAATAATTGGCTAACTCTACTTCATCTTTAGTTAAAAAGTTTTTTATCTTTTTAAATTTAAAATCTTTTCCTATAACGCCCATGCTACCACCGAATATCTTACCCCTTCAGTCACAGGTTTTACTGCATGGGGGTATAAAAAATTACTTGGCCAAATAATTAATCTATTACTTTTTTTTTCAATATTAATTTCTTTTGTACTTCCTGGATATTTAAAAGTCAGTTCACCACCTTTATAATTATCGTTTACAAAAAATATACAACTAAAAGTTCTTGGAGCTTTTTTACCATGATCTACATGAAAATTATAATGACCACAGTTTTCATATTTTAAAAGTTGCATAAATGTAATTGATTCATTACTATTTTCCATTTGAATGTCTTCAGCATATTTTTTTAAATATTTTGTAAATTGAAAAGCAAAATAATTTGCCCAATATATATCAGTCCTGCTTTCTACTCCCATGTTACCTAAACTAAAAGCTAGAACATTTCTTATTTTTTTATCAACTTTATTTGGATTTTCTTCTGTACCCACTATACGAGCTTGTTCAAATTCTTTTTTATTATTACAAACTTTAATAAAATTATTTAAACTTTCTTTTCTTAAAACATCATCATATATTTGAATGTAGTCATTTAGACTTTTATTGTCTATTTCCATGACTTTTTATTCCACCAGTTTGTTTTATAACTGTTTATAACTTGATACCCTAAAGATAATACTGTTTGATCTCTTTTTTCTTTGGTTTCTGATTCAATTTTCATTTTCCATTGTTCTCTTTTAAAAGGTATTACTTGAACATAGGGTGTTCCCATTTTTATAACAGTATCTAAAGCAGGATATTTATCTCCATTTACTACTATAGGAAAATTTACTCTTGTTGGATGACAATCTGTATCTACTATTCCTGGTATAGCTGAAAACCTATCATCTTCATTATTCATAGGAGGTAAAAATAAACAAGAATATCCAGGAGGTGTTTTAATTAACCATGGGTTATGTATTTTGTGAAAAGCAAGATCTTTATTTTTTTGTGTATAAGGACAACCTTTAGATAATTGGCGAGCAGGATGTGTACTTGCTGATTCTTTATTTATATTTAAATTTTTAGTTAAGTCATTACTATCATTTTCAGCAACCATAGTCATACCAATAGTTCCTCTTTCTCCATCTTTTAAAGCATTATGATGAAGATAATAATCTACAGGCATTTTTAAAATATAACCTGCAGTTAAAGTATCTAAAAAAGGCATACAACCTTTAATAGTTCTATTTACAACACTATGAGTTAAATTTTTATACCATTGAGGTATATTTAATATAGAAGGCTCTGGCTTTAATTGAGTAAAATTAATGTATTCTTTACTAGCTATAAATTTTATAGTCTTTCTTAACATGCATTATATATAACATTATACGCAAAATTGTAAAGGACTAATAAAGTCAATTGAGTTATCTAACAAATAACCTTCCCAAGTATCATTTAAAGGAAAATTTATTGTTGATACATCAAAACTTTGACACATATCCCTGTAACTTGTGACTCTACTTAATAAAGGATTATTTTCATTATCCCTATCCTCTATAAATCGATTACAAAGTTTTATATGTGAATCAATTGTGCCTTGTAATTCAGATGCTTGTGCATAGCTACAACTTCTATCTTCTATTACAACATTATCATTATCATCAAGATATACTTGAGATCTTTCAGATCGAATTTTTAAAAAATCTTCATCAGACACATCTTTTACTATGCTATGTGCTGGTGAAAAATGAAGAGCATCTTTGTCTGCATCGTTAGATGCTATTTTATATAAATTTCCTTCAGATAAGTTTTTTGTAAAAATAAAATATGCCATAATTAATTACCCGTCATTTAATAGTACGATTAGACCTCCAGGTGCACCTGGTGAACCTGCTGAAGGAGGACCACCTCCACCGGCTCCGCCACTAGCCATAGTTGCGTTTGAAAAAAATATTGATGTATTTACTGGAAGAGATTCTGATCCTGGTGCATTACCGCTGGCGCCTCCACTAGCCGGCATTCCGCTACCTGCGCCTCCAGCATTTGCTGTAAAGTTATGAAAAGTAGTAGCAGCTCCTGCGTTACCAGAAGATCTGTTTGGAGGACCACCGTTACCACCGCCGCCAACACTAAATGCAAGGGTAGCTGGACCACTTACTGGACCTTCAAAATAACCAAATCCTCCAGAGCCTCCGCTTCCACCTCGTTCGCCGGGGTTGTTATCACCAGAACCGCCACCACCACCGGCGCCCCAAAGGAACGCTTGAGTTTTTGAAACATTTGCTCCTGCTGTAATATTTCCAGAAGCACTTCCTGATTTAAGATAATGATATTTCATATTTGCTGCACCTGCTCCTGATGAAGCAGTTACAACTCTTCCAGAGCCGTCTACTGTTATACTAGCTGCTGTGAATGAACCTTTAGCTGATTTAATTATTTTTGCCATGTTTTAGACTCCTTAATTATTAGTCAGCCATTTCAACATAAGAAACGTGAAATGATAAATCACTTGCTGTTCCTGCTGTAACGGCTAATAAATCTGTTTCATCTAACCAGATAGGTCCTACATCATCTAAAAAACTTAAAGTTGAATCAGCTGGAACAGAAATTGTACTTGCTATTTTATAATAAGTACTTCCGTTATCATTGCTTACTTCAATCGTTACATCACATGCGTTAGTGCCGTCTGTATTAGATATTAAAATTGTTTGTATTTTGGCAGCGTTTTCTGCAGTAACGTCTACCATAGTTGTTCTATTTGTATCGCCAAGATTACCCATAGCGTTCTTGGGTGTTATTGTTGCTACATTTACTAAATTAGGTGTTGCCATAATTTTTTATTCTCCTTATTCCTTTTAACCGAAAACCAATGCCATTGCAATAGATTTTCCTACTGTTGATAATTGGGCTCCTCCGGCTTGGACTTGACCTGTTCCATTTGGTGCAAAATTAATATTACCATTTGCTCCATCTGTAATTGTTATTGTTCCTGAGTCTGTACCACTATTTGTATTTAAAACTAGGTCAGTTGCTCCGCCTGTAGTTACAGTTAATGTTCCAGCACCATTTGAAGTTAAAACAGCTGCTGCGCCACTGTCTCCAACTTTTACTGTATCCGCTGCAAGTACAACATCACCAGTTCCATTTGGAACAATATCTATATCTGCATTAGAAGTAGATACTATATCATTTCCATTAACATCTAAATTACCACCTAATTGAGGTGAAGTATCATCAACAACATCTCCTCCAAACTCAACCATAACAATATTAGGGTTAGTACCATCGTCTGCTTTAGCATAAGCAATTACAGTTTTTCCATTTGGAATAACTGCTGTACCACCACTACCACTAACATATTTAAAAGTTACTGTTTGTGATCCTGAAGTTGCATTTTTTAAAATATAAAAATTTTGTACGTCTAAAGGAATAGTTACAACTCTACCTGAAGATAGAGAACCAGTAAATTCTATAACTCTGTGAGCAAGGGTTGCTCCAGTTGCTCCATCTGATACAGAAAGAGCAGTTGGTGTTCCTGAATCTGTAACAGCTTGAGTAGAAAAACCCCCAGAAATTTGTTCGAAAATACTTAAATTTGTATTTGTTTTTGTCCCCCATGTACCAGCGTTTTCACCAGTTGCTTGAAGTTCTATACCTAGCGGTGTGTATGTTGATGCCATAATTTTTATCTCCTATGCAACGTCACTATAACTTGTATTTGATCCTGTTGCAACACTTGTATATGATGTATTTGAACCTGTGTCAATAGCTTGATATGCTTGAATAAATATATCTCCAACACTTCCTGTTGCAGAAACTCCTGTTAATCCCATAACATCAGCAGGTGTTATAGATCCAATAGAAACTGTTGCAGAAACTCCTGTTAATCCCATAACATCAGCAGGTGTTATTGAACCCACTGCAGAAGTTGCAGATCTGCCTGTCGGAATTATAATTGGATTTGATGAAATACTTGTTTCTCCAACATCAATTGTTGCGGAAACTCCTGTTATACCAAATGCTAAATCAGCAGGTGTTATTGAACCTACTGCAGAAGTTGCAGCTATACCTGTTAATCCCATAACTTGATCTGATGGGTCTAATGTTCCTACACTAGAAGTTACAGAAACGCCTGTTGGAATTACAGTTACGTTTCCAATCATTGTAGCTGATCCAATACTAGCTGTTGAAGAAACTCCTGTTATTCCCATAACATCTGCAGGAGCTATTGATCCAACATTAGCCGCTGCTTGAGTTCCTATAGTAGCAACTATAACTTTATTAAATGAATCTCCGTAAGGTTCTTCACCCCAACCATTTCTACCCCAACCAACTGCAGTCCCAACACTAGTTAATTCACCTAATGCAGAAGTTGCAACTTGACCAGATACACCGATTGCGTCTTCTGGAGAAATATCGCCAACACTTGCTGTTGCAGAAATTCCTGTTACTTCAATTATTGTTATTGGTGCACCTGTTGCAGTTCCTTGTGAAACAGTAGCGGACAAACCTGTTGGTTCAACAGAGTATTCAACACCCCAACCGGAATTACTCCATTGTTGTCTTCCCCAACCTTCTACATTAAAAGCTTGTACTGTGCCTAATGCTGTTGATGCTGAAACTCCACTTGCATCCACTACAACAGTTAAAGCACTTTCTCCCCAGTTTTCATCACCCCAACTATCAGAACCCCAACCTTGTTCAGGAAAAGCCTCTACAGTTCCTATAGAAGATGTTGCAGATATACCTGTTAATACAACGGTTGCTTCATTAGATTGCCAAGAGTTTTCATTCCATGGAACTGAAGGATTATCTCCACCCCAAATTGATGTTTCTGACATAAGGAGTTCCTCCTTATGCTATCCTGATAATAGCGTTAGATGCGTCTGCTGTTGGAAATTGAATTGTGAAAGTTCCACTAGTTACAGTTTTATCTGAACCAAAAGCTATAACTGCTACAGCTTTATCAGATTGTGTGTCATTATAAATTAATGCACCGTTTGCTGTAAAAGAAGCACTTGTGTAACTTACATCAGCAAAATCACAGATTGCTGTTGTTCCAGAAGTTGTTGGCGTAACGCTTGTTAATGTTGCACCACCTGCAGTGTATGCAGATCCTGATGTGTTTGAAATTTCGTTTGAAGTTGAATAAGCAGTTGTGCCAGCACCCAAAGAAGCTGAACTTGTATATAAAGCTATTTTAAAAGTATTACCACTTGACGCTG